TAGGTAATAAATCTCGCCAAGCTATTGTGTTATCAGCATATGTAACATAGTTAGTTGGTACATTTATTGTAGAGTCTATTGATTCTGCTGTTTCAATTGTGTCTGAATATTTTCTTAATTCTAATTTTTTAAAAGGTTTATAGTAATAACCTTCACCGTTTGGGTTTGAATTGATGGTAAACCTATTAATAATTTCAGCTATTGTTTTTTCTTTAAGTTCTAAGGAATTAAATTCACAAAAATCACCAACATACAAACTACCTGGTGTTGTCCTTAAATTACCATTAAAACCTATAGTTTCAGTTCTAGCTGAAAGTTTTTCTATTGAACCTAAACCAGAAGGATTATAAATCGATACAAATTCAATCCCATTTGCCGTCGTTAAAGTTTTATTATTAAACTCCCAATCGGCATTAACATTTGACCAAGAGTCACCAGAAAAAATTGGTTGTTTTCCAGCCCTTTTTATTGTAGTATAATAAACTTCTGATATCTCACCGTTTCTATTTGATTTAAGATTTTTTAAATCAACGTCTTGATTAAATTGAAATAACCACGTATCATTTGCTAATCCCGTATTTATTAAACTTACGTCTTGGTAAATCGAAGAACTAAAAGCACACGGGTTTACACTATAACTATTTGTTGTTAACACTTCAAATTTTCTTACATAATATTCTGAAGGTGTTCCGTCTAATTTTCTCCATTTTGGTAACGGGTTAGCAAAGTTTACAACATTACCTTTAGTTAGAGCATTAGCCGAAGGATTTGTTCTAATAACAAATTTTGTTGGGCTAACAATATAATAAACTCTAAACACACCGTTTAACGTACTAACGTCATTTCTTCTAATGTCAACAAAATTATTAACTAATAAATTATGTGGTTGAAGTGTTGTTACTGTAGTAAAGATTGGTTCGTTGGGTCCAAAAACACCTGTTGTACCGCCACTTATATCTGTGGCCGTAGCGGTGTTAAAACTAATCGCTGAGTTAAAAGTAATATCATTAAAAGAAGGTCCTACAATTCTAACAAAATTACCTGCCGGAAATAAACCAGAATTAAGTGTTGTATTAACAACAGTACTTAAAGTCAAATCAGTTTCATTATTTTGTGAATTTATACCCAAAGAAGAAACTTCATGAATACCTTGATATATGTTGTAATTTACATTGTTGTATAAGTATATATAATCACCAACTTGTAATTTATGTTTTTGTACACCTTTTATACTTAAATTATAACTGCTTGGGTTATTACTCGATGGTATAACAAATAAAGTTTCATATTGTAAACCTCTAAATGCCTTACTATTTATATTACCTGTAACAGTAGGCATACTAGTTATACCACCTGTATAAAGTTTTTTATTAATATTAAAATCTGGATCAGATATTGCTGGATAAACAATTTGCATAACCCAATTTTGGGGTATGTCTTTTTGGGGTCCAAAAAACATGGGACTCCAAGCCACATCATCAAATTTTCCTGTTGTTGGTGAATAAAATGACGAATTTGGTGCTACCTCTCCATTTACAAAAATATTAAACCTGCCATTAAATCTATATTTTTTAATGGTATCTCTTTCTTGTAAAAAAAGGTCATAAGAATTTACAATATCTATAATATCGTATTCGGTTAAAGGCTTTGTTTTTCCTTCTAAACCTAATTCAATATTAGTATTAGCATTTTGAGCTAACTTGAATCTTTTACTACCTATTAGATTTGTAATGTTATTACTTTCCATTAAGATTTAACCCTTACTTTAATATCTGATTGTGGGGATTTTATTTCAAACATTGAGTCGTATTCATTAAACAAAGCAAAATCGGTTGTTAAATTTATTTGTTTAGTTTCATTACTGATATAAGCTTGTGAAGTTCTATTCAAAGAATAATTACCACCAACTTTGTTAAATACTTTAACATCAATTACGTTTAAAACGCCAGCGACATTATTTATAGATTCTATTAACTGTGCCATGTATACATTTTGGCCCATTTCCCATTTATTAACATTAAAATAATCTCTAACAGTATTTATCGTATTGTTAATAATTTCTCCTGAATTGTAGGCTTTATCGACAAATAAATCTATTTCAAATCCTAAATTTATTATTTTACCGTCTCTAACATTAACATAGTCATTAATCATTCTATATTCAGCTAAATAAGTAGCCATATTTTCTTTTAATGAGTTTGTGGATGAGTTACTTAATTTTCCTGCTGCATCTAAACCTAATATAGCAAAGTCTACTTTATTTTGTGTTTCTGAAACTTGCATTCTAAAAGGTACGCCAAACTGACCTGGCATTTTAAATATTGTTGCGATATAATCTTTTATAGTTACCGCTCTATTTTGTGATGCAAAATTATATTTTGTCATCCATCTAATTTCGTCTAATGTTGGTTCATTTCCACCCCCAAAAGCTGGTACCGGATTGTTAACTCTTAATGATGTTCTAACAGTTTGATTTATAGATTGATTTGGTCCGTTAACAACCATGTCAACAAAACCAACACTACCAATAACATTAGCACCTATGTTAGCAGAAGTTCCACCACCAACTCGATATCTAACAAACATTGTTGTTCCAGGTTTAGGTATTTCACCTAACGCAACACTATTAAAAAAATTAGATATTTGTAATACGTACTGGTCATTTGTATATTGTTGTAAGTATTGTTCATCGGAAAATCCTGAACCAAAAGTTAATTTACAAAAATTAGTATCAGTAAATTCTTTAACAAATTTTCTAGTCACCGACATCCATTTACCTGGTGTAATACCTGAGTTGTCGGTTGTTCTTAATGGGTCTTCTGTAAATATTTTATCCTCAGCTAATGAATCAACCTCATACCATCTTATATTAGGGTCGGTAAATTCGGACGTAGTTGGGTTTGCAGTTAAATTAGTTCCTTCTTTTGTTATAACTTGTTCAACAGAAACAACATTGTTATCTGGTAATATAACCTCTAAAAAAGGTATTGCATCATTAGTTCCTATTACTTTTTTAAATATTTTACTTATACCATTACTAACAACTTCTCTTTTAACTAAAGTATAATTAATTATTTGGTTGTTAGCATTTATATTAGGTATTATTAATCTGTTAGGTACGCCACCACTACTAAAAGGTGAGTTAAAATCTATGTCATCTAATGTTTCAAAAGTTTGTCCACCACCAGCTACCTGTGTACCGTATTTAATTATCGGCGCATATCTATTATCAAAAGTATCGCCAAAAACAGGTACGTTAACAGAAAAGTCAACCAAAGTTATTGATGACCTTCTACCTGGTATTTTTAACCCTAAAGTTCTAGCTATATTAAGTAATGACCTTCTTTCTTGTGCGTAATCTATTTGTGTTTCAGTAAACATCCTATCCGTATGATAAGATAACATATCTGATACTGCCGCGTTTAGTTCTAAAAGCATCATACCAACAGAAGCATCATTAAAATCTTGAAAAAGTTCTGGGTAGAAATGTTTTACATAGGTAATTAATTGACCTCTTACGTCAGCAAAATTTCTTGCAAAATAATTTATTTTTTTCTCTGCCATATTTTTATAATTTTAATGTTACACTATCATTTGATTGGAAAGCTCCTGTAGTAACTGTATATTCTATTTCAACTATTACAGCGTAAATACTATCCTCAGATTTGGTTGGTGTTATTGCGTTTATTGTTAGATTTGGTATGTATTTTCTTACCGCATCGTTTATTTCATTTGTGATAGCTTGATATGAGATATCATCGTTTTGTTCAAAAAGGTATTTTCTTAAATTTGCACCAAAGTCTGGCATATATAGCCTTTCACCTTTGTTTGTTAAAAGTAGATGTAACAAATCAGATTTAATTGCCTGTTTTACATCATCGTTCATTTTCAAAAATTTACCGTCCGGATCATCTTGAAAAGGGAACTGTATATTTATGTAACCTTTTTGTGCCATTTCTTTTTACTTATAAATATCTATCCCTGAAATTTACCACCAAAAAATAAAATCTAAAGTGTAAAGTTTATTGCATTAAAAAACCCTCCGAAGAGGGTTTTTATGTTATCCATTTTTTTTACGTATTTCATATAAGGCCAACAATATTTGTTGTGTTAACGTTATATTAGGTCCCCATTTAATTTCCATACGTAATTATTTTAC